TTTTAAATGAAGAGCAAAATCATGCTTTGAAATGTGTTATAGACGGTCATAGTATTTTATTAACAGGTTCGGCAGGAACGGGAAAATCATATACAATTAAATATATTATAGAGTATTTGAATAATGCGAATAAGAAATATGCTATTACTGCTTCTACGGGGACAGCGGCGGTTATTATTGGAGGTCAAACATTACATTCATTTTTAGGTCTTGGTTTAGGAACTGGTAGTGTAAAAGAGATATTGAATAATATATTGAAGAATAAGAAAAAATATGAGAGTATTTTAAATTTGGATGTATTAATTATTGACGAAATTTCAATGATTGACAAAGAATTGTTTGAAAAGATATCTATTATATTAAGTATTATAAAATCCAACGATATATATTTTGGCAATATTCAGTTAATTTTGGTAGGCGACTTTTGCCAATTAGCACCTGTCAAGGGTAAATATTGCTTCTTGGCGGATATATGGAATAAGATGAATATTAAAATAGTATTATTAGAAAAATTAATAAGACATAATGAAGATTTACTATTTCAACAAATGTTAAAAATTGTTAGAAAAGGCAAATGTACAGATAATATTATAAAGGTCTTAAATAAATTGAAAGATACTGAATTTGATAATGGTATTATTCCAACAAAATTATATCCTATAAATGTCAATGTTGATAAAATCAATAATATTGAAATAGAAAAATTGAAAGCAGAAGGGAATATCTCTAAAACTTATAGAGCCATCGCGAGTTGTGATAAAGAAAAAGAAGGTGAAAAATTCACAATAGAATTAACATTGAATGCTCAAATTATTATAATTAGAAATATAAATGTAGAGGAGTCTCTTGTTAATGGGACGCGTGGTATTATTAAACATCTTGGTGCGGATTTTGTAGTAATTAATGATGTTAATGGAAATATTCATAATATTAAATATTTTACAGATACTTATAATAATAGTGCATGTTCTAAAAATTCATATATAATACATATGCCTATTAGAATTTGTTATGCTCTTTCAATACATAAATCTCAAGGTATGACAATAGATGCATTAGAATTAGATTTGGGTTCTAATATATTTACTTGTGGTCAATCATATACAGCATTATCTCGTGCTAAAAAGTTGAGTTCTATAAAAATTATTGATATTGACAAAAACTCTTTTAGAACTAATATAGATGTTAAAAATTTTTATAAAAATTGTAATAAATAATCTTAATAATTATTAGATATAATAAAAATGAAGGAAGCATTTGTTTCACAAAGTGAAAATGATGATATTGTAAAGGATGTGTTTATAATAATTGGTTATTCTATTGCTAGCATTGTAATAGTTTTATCATTATTATGGGGATATAATACTAATACAAATCTATTTATAGCAATTTATTCATTAGTAATTATTTTATATAATGTAATGATAATTTCAATAGTTGTTATGAATAAAAACATATATGATTCGACGAGTTATACTGTAATATTTGGAACAACAATATTTTCTATATTTTTAACTTTCTTTATAGGTGTTTTCTTTGTATATAAATATTTTGTAGTTTCTCCTCTAAAAGACACGCGAATTATTCAAAGTGTAAATAATTCATATAATTATTAAATTATATATATCCTGTGTATGATATTATGTATAGTATCATAAATAGAGATACAGTTTTTATATATATATCTAGTGGTAAAATATTATCTTGTAAATATTCGGGTATTCTATCATATATGTTATTTATTATTCCGCTAAAATAAATTAAGAAAACTATAATAACTATTATAAGATTCTTTTTAATCAATTCAACATCTATATATAACATATAATCGTTTTTATTCTGTTGATTAGAATGTTGAGAATATGGATTTTGTTGAGGATTTGATGGATATGAAGAGTTTTGATGATGTGATTGATATGACGGTTGTGGTTGAGAATGTTGTGGTGGTTGATGATATTGTTGAGGTTGGTGTTGAGGATATGATGGGCTATTGGGAGAATTAGGTATTCCTACATTTGGCATCTCATGTATTATAGGTGGTTGTAAATTTACATTCATTTCTTTATTATTTTTAGATATTAATATTTCATCCCTAAATTCATTTAGAACATCTTGTACGACAGGATCATTTATATCATTATGTTCGCTACTAATGCTCATTATACTGTAATAATCTAATATTATATTATATTTAGATATTGAATATAATTACGCAACATAAATATATTATATATATTATAATGTTGCTAAATCCTGATTATTTATCTTATTTACTTATTACAAATAACATAAAAATAAATAAGTGTATTCATGTAGGTGCTCATAAATGCGAAGAATTACCGATATATATAAATTTAGGTTTATCTAATAATGATATAATATGGATAGAAGGAAATAGCGATTTAGTTTCTTTGTCAAAAGATAACAAAATATACAATTATATAATATTGGATAAGGATAATTGCGATATAATATTACATAGAGCAAATGATACATCTTCGTCATCTATTTTAGATATGTATATTCATAAAGAAGTTTATCCAACAATATCATATATAAATAATGAAAAATCTAAAAGTATTACAATTGATACTTTTTTACATTTACATAATATAAATAAAAAAGAGTATAATTTTTTAAATATTGCTATTCAAGGGGCTGAACTATTAGCACTAAAGGGTGCTATAAATTATTTGAAATATGTAAATATAATATATATAAAAATACATGAAATGGAATTATATAAAAATTGTGCTAGTATAAAAGATTTGGATGAATTTTTAGGAGGCTATAATTTTAGACGTATTATAACAATTATGACAGATAAGGGATGGGGTGATGCATTGTATATTACTTCTTAACAGTAGGTAATTTAGGTGCTTTAAGTGGTTTAGGTTCTTTAATTTTATTACATCTTCCTGTTTCTAAATTTCTTATTTCACCTTCTTTACATTTTTTTACACATTTTCCTGTTTTAGGATTAATTTCTTCATCATCTTTACAATCTTTAGTATCTTTTAGAAGTTTAGGTAATTTTTTAGGTGCTTTTAATGGTTCATTTAAAACTACATCTGTTGGCATTTTAGGAGTATTAGGAAGTTTAGGTAATTTATTAGGGGTTCTTGGTACATTAGTATCCATAGGCTCTATTACAATATTTTCGGGAACTTCAGGAACTATTTCATGAAATTCGTCAATAGTTGGAACAACTGGAAGTTTAGGTAGTTTCTTAGGTTTTGCTGGTGGTTTAGGTACTTTAGGAGGTTCTTCTGGTATTGCTTTAACTTCTTTAGGTTTTCTTGGTTCTTTAGGAGGTGTAGGTTTTAGTTTTTTTGGTTCTTTAGGTTGTGTTGGAAGTACTACAGGAGGTGTAGGTTTTAGTTTTCTAGGTTCTTTAGGAGGCGTTGGTTTAAATGCGATGACTTGTTTAGGTTTAACAAATGTATCTGTATTATCATTTTCAAATGATATATGATTATATGTATATATATCTGGTATATCTACAACTTCGTATTTATATTCTAGATATTTGCGAATAGCCCCTTTAGTATTATCTTTTTCAATTTCTTTCATTAAATCTGCTTTTACAGATAAAAAATTTTTATAACTTATTAATGCTTCTTTTCTTTTATTCTCATATAGTTCTTCGTATTTATTTTTCTTTTTATTATTTATGTCTTGTTGTTTATCTAAATTATCAAGATAATCTTTAATATCTTTTTTTAAACCATTAACATCATTTGTATTATTATTAGCAATATTTAATATTTTTTTTTCAATATTTCTTAATATATCCATTTAATAATATTGGGGATAAAAATAATTAAGGTAATATAATATCTTCAAACATACCTTTATAAAATGTTTGAAGGCTCTCGTCAGGCTTCATTTGTTCTTCGTATGTACTTCTAGGTATATATTTGACTATTACCTTTTCCTTATCACATGTATGTTTTTTACTATAATATCCTTGAACTATTAATATAGATCCTATAAAAAGTAAAAATATAGCAATTGCTTTCATTTCTTAATATTATAATATAGTTTATTTTTATGTATTTCTTTCACTCCACGCATCTACTTTTTCAAGTTCCTCTTTAACTTCATCTAATTTTACAACATCATCGTTCTCATTGCTTGCCTCAACATTATCACCTACTGGTGCGGCATTTGAAGCAAATGTTTGTTTTCTATTCTCAAAAACAATATCACGATTATCCATATTTTTCTTATATTCTTTCATTAGTGTATTCAATTGTGTTTCAGAATATTCTTGATTTTCAAGACATTCAGGATTTGGCGACCAAGGACACCAACATCCTACTTGTGCGATATAAATATTAAACTTATTGTCTATTTTTTTCAAAAATTCACTGCGAATCTTAGCCTCTTCAATAGTATCAAAAGTTCCACGCACTTTAATCCCACGCATAGAAGTAATAAAGTTGTTATCTTTGTGATAATTTGCTTCTAGTTCATCATTATTTACTGATTTATAAAAAGCGTATTGATCATTCATTTCTTTGGGATCGAAAAGATAAGAATGGTTATCAACAATTGTATCAATCATATCTTTTTGTTCGGGATTTTTTTCTTTGATACCTTCAAGAAGCATTTTCATATCATTAGAAAACTTCTCTACAAATTTATTAAAAATATAGGCCTCTTTATTTACAATAACATCTTCTGGGCTTAGAAAAGATAGTAGTACAAAATTTTGACCTCTAATAGGTTTATCTTCATCCAAATAATCGACCTCTTTTGTGGATACCAACGTATTATCTACTGCTGCCATTATATATCCTTGCCTTATCTTATATTATAAATATATATTTAAAATCTTATATATATTTATTTAAAATATTTCATAATAATAAATGTCAGCAAAAAAATACGATGATTTTAACATATTATTATATAAGATTTTAAAATATTCTATACAAGGTCTTATAATTGCTTTTATAGCATTATTGATACAGGACAATAAATTTAATATTGCTAAATTATTTACTCTTACAATATTAATAGTTCTAATATTATATATATTAGACTTATTATCAAATAGGTTTTCTATTTATCAAAATGAAAGTAAAATAGGACTACATAAATCTAATGATTTCATGTTGTTATAAGTTATATGTTTCTTTTTATATGGAAATATTATAAAGTAATTTCTTTTGGAATATAAAATATTATTATACATAACGAATATAATATAACATACGATAAGAGAATCGTTTGATTAATTATAAAAAGTTCTTCGTATGTTATATACTTTGCTGGCATATTATATTTTTTATAAAGGTATATGTATCATTTTTTATCTGTAATACTTTTTATAATTTTTAGAAAATAATAATATATCTAGAGAAGCCTCATAAGGCATGCCTTCAGCATGTCGCGATCCTTTAAGAGATTCTAGAGAAGCCAAGATATTTATATTTTTTGATTTTAGAATTTGAGTAGCGTAAGCGTATAACTTTATTTATTTAGAAATTTATAAAAAACTTTTGAAAAATTAGAAATATCAGAGATATACGCTGTGCTACTCAAAATTCAAAATAGGATTTTTAAGATTTTTTGGTTTGAATTCTAAGCAGTTATAGAGAGGCCTATTAAGGAATGCCTTCAGCATGTTGTGATCCTTTAAGGGATTATAGAGAAGCCAAGATATTTATATTTTTTGATTTTAGAATTTGAGTACATAACTTTATTTATTTAGAAATTTATAAAAAACTTTTGAAATTTTAGAAATATCAGAGATATGTACTCAAATTCTAAAATAGGATTTTTAGGATTTTTTGGTTTGAATTCTAAGCAGTTATAGAGAGGCCTCTTAAGGAATGCCTTCAGCATGGGCGATCCTTTAAGAGATTCTAGAGAAGCCAAGATATTTATATTTTTTGATTTTAGAATTTGAGTACATAACTTTATTTATTTAGAAATTTATAAAAAACTTTAGAAAAATTAGAAATATCAGTGATATACGCTGTGCTACTCAAAATTCAAAATAGGATTTTTAAGATTTTTTGGTTTGAATTCTTAGCAGTTATAGAGAGGCCTCTTAAGGAATGCCTTCAGCATGGGCGATCCTTTAAGAGATTCAAGGAGAAGCCAAGATATTTACTTTTTTGATTTTAAAGATTTTTTGAAATAACCAGGTTTTATCTATAGAAAATAAAGCATAAGTAGAGTAAGTAGCATGAGTAGCCGACGAAATACAAAGATATTATATTAAGAATTATAATATACTACTATATTAAAGTGATGGTATAATTTCATAATTCAAATCAACGCATATCTTTTTCCATATTTGGTCTTGAACGTAAAGTTTTTCTCTGCTTTTTAATAAGGGAAAATACTTTAGATATTCGTTTAATCCTAGTATTTGAAAGAATTTATAAAGTACATAACTATATGATAAGAAATTCTTTCTATCTTTAGGGCAATGCTTAAGAAATGGTGCTTGAATGCTTCTAAACATATTACATAATTTATCTTCTAATTCAGGACTAAATTGAGGAGTTGGTATTCCGTTAATTCTATTTATAATATAATTAATATGTTCATAATATTTATTTATTCTTAATCTTTTAAGAATATCCCTCATTTTTAAGTAAGTAATTTTTTTTAAATCAGTAATCTTTTCTTTCTTAATTTCCGTTAAAATTTTTTCAAATATCTCGTCGGGTATATCAGTACTTTCTTTTCCTTGAACCTGATTGCACCATTCTCTAAAATGATTTATTCTTTTATAACAAAAATGAGATGTATCTTTGGTATTTTGTTTTAATATCGGTCTATTTTGCTCTACCAATAATAGTTCTTGATATCCACAAATATTACATACTATTATAGCATCATGTTGAAGACATGTCATGGCATTTTTACATATCTTACATATCTCTATATTTTCATCTTCAACTGTTCTTACATATTTATTATTAATTATAGCCATATATTTATCAACTAAAGTACTTTTATCGTATATTTTGCTATTATCATCTTTGTCATAATCGCTTTTTTCGCTTTCAATAATTTCGCATTTATCGCTAATAACAGAATTATTTTCTATCGGTGTCTTTTTACTATCTATATTATTAAGAGCCTCTAAGACATTTATAGTATTACAATAAATACTAATATTACGCTTTTTTTTAGAATCTTTTTTATATATTTTCGGTTTATTACAAGTTTCTTTAATAAAATTAATATTTTGGTTAATATCAGATTGTTTATTTACAGTATCATAATATTGAAATAATATATCACTAGTATTTTTATAATACTCTATTTCGTCTAAATTATTAAGTTCATTTAGTTTACCTTTAATATCTATAATCTGTTCATTTAACTCTATATTACTAAACCATAATTTGCTATTAATTTCTTTATCGGTCGTATTATTAATTTGCTTTAATATCTCGTTTTTCTTTTCTTCGCAAAAATTTAATTTATTAATATAGTATATTTTTTCCTTATCGCTCTTCTCAAAATCCTTTATCATATTATTATGCATTGCATCCAATGTTACAGTTTCGTTTATATCAGTCGTTATTTTTTTTTTAGATGACTTCTCTTTAAACATCATTATATTTGAATTATAAATATTAAGGTTTATATAATAAAATTTATTTTTGTGTCATATAATCTATATTTTTTTCTCCTCTAATAGTATAAAGAATATAGCGTAAATGGGTGGTGGTCTTCTTCAATTAGTTGCTTATGGTGCTCAGGATGTTTATTTAACTGGTAATCCTCAAATTACCTTTTTCAAAGTAGTTTATCGTCGTCATACTAACTTCGCTATTGAAGCCATTCAACAAACTTTTAACGGTAATGCGGGATACGGAAATACAGTAACTTGCCAAATATCCCGTAATGGTGATTTAATAAATCGCATGTATTTACAAGTTGATGTACCTAAAAGAAAATCAACCGCCGCTACTGCGGGAAGTACCTATCAAAATTATCTAGGTCTGCGTTTAATTAAATCAGTTGTTATAGAAATTGGTGGACAACAAATAGATAAACATTATTCTGACTGGCTTTACATCTGGAATGAATTATCTCTTCCCATGGGCAAACGCTACGCATACGATACTATGGTTGGTGCTGATAAAGATATATTAAATGGCGGTACTGTTAATAATGATGTAACAGCGACCACTTTATATATTCCTTTTGAATTCTGGTTTTGTCGCAATGTAGGTCTCGCTCTTCCTTTAATAGCCCTCCAATATCACGAAGTAAAAGTAAAAATAGATTTTGAAACTAAAGCCAATTGTGTAACTGCTATTGACGATTTCGATGATGTTAAAAATATATCTTTATGGGCTGATTATATATTCTTAGATACCGATGAACGCCGAAGATTCGCTCAATTATCTCACGAGTATTTAATTGAACAATTACAATTTACTGGAACTGAAACTCTTGTAGCAGGTACTAATCGCATTAAATTAAATTTCAATCATCCTTGCAAAGAATTAATCTGGGTTGCTAAAATACCGCAAGATCTCAATAAAACCAGATGGTATGATTATACTAATACTAATCTTGCTGAAGTTGATAATTCACCATCTTTAGGATATAACGGAAGTTCTAAAGTTGGAGGCCAATATACCTCAAACTACTTAGTAATATCTGATATTAAACCTGCTTCAAATGTCAATCCCTTCAAAAATGCTATACTTCAATTAAATGGCAATGATCGTTTCGCGGTAAGAGAAGGTGATTATTTTAATTATGTTCAACCCTTCCAACATCACACTAATGTTCCTGTACATAATTCAATCAACGTATACTCGTTTGCTCTTAAACCCGAAGATCATCAACCAAGTGGCACTCTAAATATGTCTCGTATTGATACCGCTACTCTCATGGTTACAGCGGGTGCTAGAGATACTGGTTTATCATATGAAGGAGTAAATATATATGCTGTCAATTACAATGTTCTACGTATATTATCTGGAATGGGTGGCCTTGCTTATTCCAATTAAAAAATAATAATTATAATAATTTGTGTTATATATTTCCCTTTTTTTTTTCTCCTCTAATAGTATAAAGAATATAGCGTAAATGGGTGGTGGTCTTCTTCAATTAGTTGCTTATGGTGCTCAGGATGTTTATTTAACTGGTAATCCTCAAATTACCTTTTTCAAAGTAGTTTATCGTCGTCATACTAACTTCGCTATTGAAGCCATTCAACAAACTTTTAACGGAACTCCCAATTTTGGCAATCGCGTAACTTGCCAAATATCAAGAAATGGCGATTTAATACATCGTGTATATTTAGCGGTTGTTAATTATTCATCTGGAAATAATGTATGTCCTTATTTTGGTCTTCGTTTAATAAATTATGTAGAAATTGAAATAGGTGGTCAAAAAATAGATAAACATTATTCTCATTGGATGTATGTATGGAATGAACTTTCTTTACCCGTTTCAAAGAAAGATGCCTACAAAAAAATGGTTGGTGCTAACGATAAACTAGCGTCTTTAACTAATGCTAATCTATATATCCCTTTAGAGTTCTGGTTCTGCCGTAATGTTGGCCTTGCTCTCCCTTTAATCGCCTTACAATATCATGAAGTAAAAATAAACATTTTATTTGAAACTAAAGATAATTGCCGCGGTAATACAAATGAACTTCTCGATTTAACTTCAACTACTTTGTGGGTTGATTACATATTCTTAGATACTGATGAACGCCGAAGATTCGCTCAATTATCTCACGAATATTTAATAGAACAATTACAATTTACTGGAACTGAAAGTATTAATGATTCTGCTACTAGCATAAAACCTAAACTTTCTTTCAATCACCCCTGCAAAGAATTAGTATGGTTCTGTGCTTCAAGCCACTCAGCCACTAAAGCAACTATTAATAATAACTGGGTTAACTATTCAACAGGTAATAATGGATATGCCGCAGATAATTCTGAATTATTCAAAGAGACAAGTGCAATAACTTCTACCAATCCTATAAAAACTGCTAAACTCGTATTAAATGGAAATGACCGTTTCTCCGCAAGACCTGGCTCTTATTTTAATTTAATACAACCGTTTCAGCACCACGAAAATATACCTTCAAATTCGGGTATTAACGTTTATTCATTCGCTCTAAAACCTGAAGAACATCAACCTAGTGGCACTCTTAACATGTCTCGTATTGATACCGCTGTTCTCAATTTAGATGTTACTTCGAGTATGACTGGCTCGAAAAATCTTCATGTATATGCTGTAAATTATAACGTTCTTCGCATACTTTCGGGTATGGGTGGTTTAGCATATTCAAATTAAATTATATTATTTATATATGTTGTTAAATTGCTATAAAGTTTCTTTTTTTTTTCTCCTCTAATAGTATAAAGAATATAGCGTAAATGGGTGGTGGTCTTCTTCAATTAGTTGCTTATGGTGCTCAGGATGTTTAT